ACTAAACCTGAACCAGTTAAAAATGTTATTGGGTTAATTTTATTTGAGTACAATGTATCACGTTGTCCTGTGTTCAATGCTACTGAATTAAATTCACCCTCATCGTTAATGAACCCTGCCGCACTTGCGTTTGTAATACCACCTCGTCTTGTTCCTGCTGGAGCAAACCATGGAAATGATACTTGATCACTTAATGCAATAGTTCTGATTATACCATGTGATGCTGGAACTACAACGTTCTTACCTGCGTTATCGCTTGAGAATAAACTTGGATAAAACACACCTAAGTATTCGTTGCTTGTTACTAAACCATCATCATTATCTTCAACTGCTTTGTTTACGTTAGTTGCATAATTGTTGATAGTTGTTGCATCGCTTGATAATCTAAATGGAAGGTCACCAACTACAAAACAAGTTATACCTCTATCTGTGTTTAGTGTTACCATTTCACCAATCAATTCTGAGTAACCTGGACAAGCTAATAAGTTGAATATTCTTGACTGGTTATCTCTAATTTCTTGGTTGCTATTAACAAGTGCTTGTATTGATTGTACAACAACTTTTCTTTGAGCTTTTCTACCAAATGAACCTGCACCATTTGCCTGGTTTGCTGATTCAGTTACCCATCTGTGAGCATAGTAGTTTGCCATTGATTCGTCGTTGTTGAATCTAATGTTGTTGCCTGAAGTGTTAATGCTGTTTCTAACAAATTTCTTAACGTTGAATCCTGAACGTCTTAAGTTCCATAACAACATACCTTTTGGATATAGTGCTGGATCTGGAGCATCTGGATCTAAGAAATTGCTTTCCATCAATGCCGCAATAGTTCCTGCTGTGCCACTGTTAGCACCAGTTGTATTGTATCTTGCATCTGCAAACAATATTCCATCTTCAGTTGTTTGATCTGAGTTATCAACAAGTACCCATTTTAAAGTAGTACCGTTGTATTTGTAAATCTTAGGATAGTTTTCTAAGTCTGCTGTTGATACCCAAATGTCACCATTTTTAAGTGCTGTGCCATCTGATTGTAAAGTTGGCTCTGTTGCACTTACGATTGGACCTGCTGGATCTGTTTTATCTCCACTTGATGCTTGATAGAACGGAGCAGTTGAATCTTGGTAACCTACCCATGTAGTACCATTGTGTATCATGATGTCTACTTCATCAACAACTGAACTATACCATAGTCTGTTGTTTTCAGTAAGAGCAGTTACAGCCGTTGCACTTGCAGTATAAGTTAATACCTGCCAGTTACTTGCAACGAAATCACTGTTTGTGTCACCTGTTGGTGCTGTGTATAAGTTTGGTGTACCTGAGTTTGCATTTACATAAGCACTAAATCCACCTAGGTTGAATAATCCACCTGTGTCTTTAATTCTAATGTCACCACCATCGTTGTGTTTAATTACAACTCTGTTTGATGCATCTACTTCAGCAACAATGTTTACAAATCCTGCTGAGTTAATAGCACCTGCCCAAACATCTGCATCACTTGATGCACCTGTTGTTGTTACACTAATTGTTTTGAAAGCACTCATAGCCTCTTGACCAACAATGGTCTCTGACATATTAAATGCTCTTGTACCTGCTGTCAATTGTGCCGCAATTATGCTTGAAGTAATTGCAGTTGCACCTGTGTTTTGACGTCTGTGAATTTTAAAGTCACCTACAACACCTGATAGCTCTGCATTATTGTAATTTACATAAAGAGCTCCAACTGCCAAGTTAATTCCGCCACCTGTTTTATCTAAGTTATAAAGTGCCGCATGGTTTGTTGTGTAAATTGGTGCCGCAATAGTTTCCCAAAGTTTTGTAGTTCCGTTGAACTTCTTAACTGACCATTTAGCACCTAAGTTAGGCTCTGTAGTTTTAATCCATAAAGACCCTGTTGGTCTTGGTGCAGTATCAGTTGACTTGTATTCTGGAACTGAAGTGTGTGGAGCGATTGTTAAAGCTGGTGCTTTGTAAGTACCTGCTGTGATTCCAATCTCTGTTAAAAGTGTACTTCCGTTTGCACCTAAAACAATATCAACACCTGTTGAGTAAATTTCTAATTTACCATCAATAACTGCCGCACTAACACCGGCTACACCAGCACCATCAATTGCTGATTCAACATCTGATAATGCAGTACCACCTGCTGTTACAATAGTTCCGTTTAGATCCATTGTAGCTGTGTTAGTAATAGTTGGGTTGCTTTCTGATCCAGTTACAGTTGCCCATGAACCTATCCATGCACTTGTTCCTACTTGTACCCAAGTACCTGAGTAGTTTTTGTAGTACATTTTGTTCAATGTAGTAGTTGCAACAACGGCATAGTCACCTACTGCGCCAACAGAAGTTTTAGGTACTCCGCCTGTTACTTTACTTGTATCTGTAATAACTGTTGGAATTTTGTTGGTAAAAGACTGTCCACCAGTAACAGTCTGAGCCGCGCCATTCCATTCAAATATTCCGAAAGTTGTGTTTACTGTATCAAACCAATAAGTTCCATCTGCTGGATTTGCCGCTGGAGCAGTTGCACTTGCAACTAACTCAGATGTGTTAAGGTTTGCTCTTGTAACGTATGCTCTGTTTGCCACGCCTAAGTATGAGTATGCCGCTTGTAATCCGTACTCATTAAGTTCATTGCCGTGTAAAGCATTGTTGTTAGAGTCAGTGTAGAATGTTGGATCTCCAAACAATTCTGTTAATTCTCTTTGTGATGTTACCAAGTAAGGTTTTCCAGCATTTGCACTTGTTGTTCCTGTTGCTGTTCCTGTCCCTGATGCGTTTTGTTTGTCTTGAGCCGATACCACAAATATCATTGGTACTGTACCTGGCTCAGCTGGGGTGTAAAAGGATTCGTCTATTACCTTTACCTCAACTCCTGGTGATACTAAAGCCATTTTATTTCTCCTGTTAGCAAATTGCTTCTGTTATTAGTATTTATACGAAACGACAGAATTCAAGTCAAAATATACGGTGAAAAAGGGAGGTAAAAGGGCAGGTAAATACATATATGAGACCTTTATGTGCTTGTGGACAGAGACCTGTAGCTATCAACTACTACAAAAAAGGCAAACCTTATTATAGAAGTAAGTGTGAGTCATGCACTCGCTATGGCAAGCCTAAGCATGGCATACCTAAATGGAAACAAGCTGGTTATGAACAAAAGAACACTTGTGATAAGTGTGGATACAAAAGCAAACACAAGGAGCAGTTTTCAGTTTATTATATTGATGGGGACTTGAATAATGTTAGATATTCCAACTTAAAAACAATATGTTCTAATTGTAGCAAAATTTTGTATAAGGAAGGTGTTAGATGGAAACAAGGAGATCTTGTACCTGATTTCTAAGATCATCTACTGTGCCATTGTTATCAACTGTGCTATTAAATTTTGTTTTAGCCCAAGCCCACTCTGAAGGGTGTACATCTTTAGGCTCTATTCCATATTCAACCCAATCAGTAAACCAAGCTGGATCTTCACCACGTTTTACTCTCCATACTTGGCCACCGATACTGTGAATCATTTTCGCTTCATTAGGAAAACGCACATCTGGGATAACAAAATGTGTTTCAGGATTATCTAGTATTTTCTTCTTTGTTAAACTGACCCAGATACCGTCGTAAAAGCCATCACGCATACACTCTGTACCAAATAATTGCAATACAAGTCTTGGAGTAATGGCTTCTCCGGTTTCTTGACTCCAGTATTCATCACGTTCTTCCCGCCATGCTCTACTTTCGTCGGTTTTGCCGTCAAGCAATTCACGATCCCAGTCAAACATTACGGATACTGAGTCTTTCAGTTTGTCAGCAAAACTAATCTTTTGGAAATTATGTTTTCTAATCAAGTAATCTGCAATAGTATCTTTGCCACTACCTATTAAACCACATATTCCAATAATCATTAGTTTTAGTCCTTACCCTGAATATTTTTACAATCCTCTGCATTGGCTTTAAGACCTAGTTCTTTGTCATACAACCATACATATGAATATGTAACTTGATCTTCGCCTACATGGCATTTCTTGCCAAAGCTAAGGCTTGGATTTTTTGGTATACTACAACCTGCGAGTAAACCAAACACCATTATTAATGCTAGTACTTTCATTCTGAAAGTTCCTTTCGTTAGTGTTATTCTTATATACTAATATAAATTTATGTGATTGTCAAGTGGTTATTAACCAATTGTGAAACTGTAACCTACACCACCAGCAACTTGAGTAGCAACATCTGTTTCTAATTTTTCCATTTCCGCCTGTGCTTCTGATTTCAAAGCATCACCATTTAATGTTGATCCACCCTGTGGTCCTGCAATAGTGGCAAATTTTGATCTTGCTTCGCCTAACATATATTTGCATACTGCAAGTGTGTAGTCTTTGATCCACTGACTTGCAAGATAATCTTTTAATAGTTCTGAATCTGGTCTGTAATTGTATGCGTACAATAACAATTCTTCTTCAGCTCTTGGTCTTTGTAAAATTACAAGTTCCTTTGTTGTAGTGTTCCATTTGAATTCAATGAACGATCCAAACATTCTTCCAACTAATTCTTGATATTGTGCAAACGCATTATAAGTTGCTAATCCACCCATGTTTGTACTTGCTAATAGATAGGTGTTTGTGTAAGCAAGATTGAATGGTTCAAACAATGTACCACCATCTCCGCCACCAGTTCTTGAGCCTATGCTTCTTCTAAATATTTTCCTTACCTCAATTACTTCTTCTGGAAGTGTGTACGTGTTTTGATCTATCACAGTAGGTAAAAATAGGTATGATTCTTCAACTGAATTATCTGATCTTTGTCTGAATTTCGCAAATGCTTTCTTTAATGCTTCTTCATAATGAGCCTGATCTAGCTCAACATCAACCATACCCCCACCTAAGGATAAGTTGACATAATCAAATACTTCTTGTTTTGCTGTGGTTGTAGTTGCCATATTCATGCGTCTCCATATGTATTTATACGTTCGATAAATACTAATGTTATGCCAAGACTGAGTTTATACAAGCCCGAAAAGGGAAATGATTACGATTTTTTAGACAAAACCATCACGGAAATGTTCACTGTTGGTGGTACGGATGTCTTTGTCCACAAGTATCTTGGCCCTGTAAATCCTGACGAAACTAGTGCTACTCCGGCCCAGCCCAGATACAATGCTGTTAAGGAAACTAACATTCAGGATATGCTATTCTTAGAAAACCGTGATAGAAAATACGATCCTGACATATATGTAATACGAGGTATCTACAACGTTGCTGATATTGATTTTGACATGAGTCAATTTGGGCTATTTTTACAGAATGATACTTTGTTTATGACCATACCTATAAATTCAAGTGTAAAAACTTTGGGTAGAAAAATCATGTCCGGTGATGTTATTGAACTTCCACACCTTAAAGACGAATATGCACTTAATGATTATCAGGTTGCACTAAAACGTTTTTATGTAGTAGAAGATGTAAACAGAGCGGCAGAAGGATTTTCACAAAGTTGGTATCCACATCTTTATAGAATAAAGATGAAACAAATTGTTGATTCACAAGAATTTAAAGAAATACTTGATTTACCAGCAGAAGAAGGTAGCACAAATACTTTACGTGACGTACTTTCAACATATGAAAAAGAAATGCAAATTAACAATGCTGTGTTGGCCCAAGCAGAAGCAGATGCTCCTAAGGCAGGATACAATACAAAACAATTTTATACTTTACAAGTTGATCAATTTGGCAAACCTGAACTTGTAACAACTGATATCAATACTCTTGATGCTTCTACGTCTAATATGTTGGCAGATAGAGTAAACCAAACACCTGAAAGATCAGGTTATAGTGGTTACTTGCTTGGAGATGGTATTGCACCAAATGGAGAAACATTTGGCCATGGTTCTGGATTTCCTACAACGCAGGTTAAAGGTGATTACTTTTTGCGTACAGACTTTATGCCAAACAGATTATTTAGATATGATGGACAACGTTGGACCAAAATGGAAGATGCTGTTAGATTAACAATGACAAACACAGACACAAGAAATAATCAAAAAGGAACATTTATAAACAATAGCACAACTGCAAACATTGGTGGCGAAACAGTCAAAGAAAGACAGCCATTGAGTAAAGCACTTAAACCTAAGGCGGACAATTAATGTTACATTTTTATGATGGACAAATTAGAAGATACATTACACAGATCATAAGACTGTTAAGTAACTTCTCATACAAAGACGGAAAAGATGCCTTGGTACAAGTTCCTGTGATGTATGGTGACATAACTAGGCAGGTTGCACACATCATTAGAGATAATTCAGAAAACAAAATTCCATCTGCTCCACGTATAGGTGTATTTGTAAACAATCTTGAAATGGATAGAACAAGAACTGCTGATCCTTCTTTCACAGGTAAAGTGCATATTCGAGAAAGGGCTTTTGACAGTAATAAAAATGAATATCTTAACACACAAGGTAAAAATTATACAGTAGAACGTCTAATGCCTACACCATATACATTAACAGTTCAAGCTGATATATGGTCAACAAACACAGAACAAAAATTACAAATTCTAGAACAAATATTGATGTTGTTCAATCCAAGTTTAGAAATACAAACCACAGACAACTATGTTGACTGGACAAGTTTATCAGTTGTTAATTTAGAAAACATGACATTTAGTTCAAGGAGTATACCAGTTGGCACTGAATCAGACATAGACGTTTGTACACTAAATTTTAGCACACCAATTTATATTTCACCTCCTGCTAAAGTTAAAAAATTAGGAGTCATTACAAATGTTGTAATGAGTATATTTGATGAAAAACGTGGTACAGTAGACTTGAGTCAAACAATGCCTGAGCTACAAGCATATGATGATAGCTATGCAAACACAATGAAAGGTTCAGACAGCTCAACAGTTGGTAAAGAAGGCAGTGGAAGTGCAAGTAAATCAACTGCACACTTGGCAGTTTCAACTTACAGTGGTTACGATGCAATAGTTATGAACAATATTGTTCAACTTGGTAAGAATGGAATTGCAGGAGAAATTAGTTGGCGTGAAGTTTTAGAAACTACACCTGGAGTATATAGAGCTTCATTAAGTAAAATTTATCTAGACAGAGTAGGATTTACAAATCCAGTTGTAGGTACTTTTGCATTGAACAGTTTAGACGAAACACAAATCATTGTGAATTGGGACGAAGATACAATACCAACAAACACAGTATTAGTAGGTCCAAGTTCTACAAAAGGAACTATTGATTACATAATTGATCCAACAAAAACTAATCCAACAGATATCAAAGGTGTTGGTATTAGAGTATTATTGCTTGGTGATATAGGTGATGCTTCTAATACTGACGGTGCTGATGCATGGAAAGGTACAGAAGGTGATCTTGTTGCAAATGAAAATGATATTGTTGAATGGGATGGAAATAATTGGCGTATCGTATTTGATGCAAGTGCCAATGATGGTGCTGATTCAACAGCAGTAGAATTTGTATATACAACCAATTTAAATACAGGTATCCAATATAAATGGGACGGTATTGCATGGACTTTAACGTTTGAAGGCGAATACCGAAAAGGAACCTGGCGTCTAGTACTTTAAAATAAGTAATTACATGGATAAGATTATTTGTAGTGGAGGTCTCTTCTACTCTCTAGATACACAAAGGTTTTTGTTTTTACACAGAACACAAAGCAAACAACCAAACGTATGGGGATTAGTTGGTGGAACCAATGAAACAGAAGAAATACCATATCAAGCATTATTGAGAGAAATAAAAGAAGAAATTGGTGATACTTCTGACATAGTAAAATCTATTCCTTTAGAAACTTTTGTAAGCAACGATGAAAAATTTAATTTTCACACATATCTTTGTGTTGTAAAAAATGAATTTATTCCTAAATTAAATGGTGAACACAATGGTTATGCTTGGGTAACTTTTGAAAACTGGCCAAAGCCGTTACATCAAGGATTAAGAAACACTTTACAAAATAAACAAAATTTAATTAAACTACAAACTGTATTTCAATTAGTATCTTTGATGGAGAAGTAAAATGACAAAGATAATCTTTTGGGTATTATTTCTTATAGTAGCATTCTATATAGGACTATACATATGATAAAAGTTTATGGTGATGTTATGCTGGACCGTTGGATAGTTGGTGAAGCAAATAGAATGTCGCCTGAGGCACCAGTACCGGTGCTGTTAGAAACTAAACAAGAATTTAGTATTGGTGGTGCAGGAAATTTAGCACTTAATATAAAAAGTTTAGGATCAAAAGTAGAGCTTACAAGTGTGGCAGGCAATGATAAAGAAGGTTTTAA